GGTTACAGATGTTGGTGTAGACATTGCTACTGCATCTGGGTCAGTTGTTTCTGTGAGAGCAGTTGTTGCTGCTGAAAGGTCAACGTAACGTTGTAGAACAACTGTTGAACCTGGGATTGATTGATTTGTTGGGCGCTTGTCAGCAACTGAGCGAATGAGTGGCTCTGAACGGAGTGCGAACTCCAAGAGACGGTCATAAGCCTTTTGTACTAGACCAGCACCGCCAGCGGTTCCACCGAGGTTATCGGAGGCTGTGGATACATATGCCATTTAGGTTATTCCCTTTTTAGTAGTTAGAAACTATGATTGTTGTGAGCGAAGGAGAGACAAGATTTCATCTGCAGATTCTGCATTTGCTAATCGTTGCTCTAGATTCTCTGCTCGGTCAGGTGTTGTTGCACCTTGAGTTACACTGTCCTGCTGGCGTAATGCTGCACGGTCAATTTCACTCGCTTTAGGTGCATCCTGGTTACGAGTAATTCCAAACAAGTCTCCATTATCATCAAGCCAGTTATTCACTGACTCTTCTGTAATATCGTCTAAGTCTTTTAGAATCAATCGTTGTGCCTTTGGATTTACACCCTGCTTTTCCAGGACATCTTTGACTGTACGCTCACGCTGCGACTTGGATAATCCCTCAAGTTGCTCAGTGAGTTCTTTGATACGCTTTTCATCTGAACGTTTGGCTTTCCGTAACTTCTTTAGGAGGTCACTTCCATCCATCTGTACATCATCCTGTGTATCTAGGTCGTCTTCGTCTTCATCCCAGTAGTTGTTGCTCATAGCAACCACCCTTCTCTATTAGTTAGTTCGCAAGCCTCAGATTCCAATCGGGGGATTGGGCTGGCTCTTACTACCAGTCTTGTACGCTTCTTTGTGCTGGTGGGTCAAAGAAGGATTCTGTTTGTTTAGAAAGCCTTTGGGCTAGAGAGTGCGCCTCGTGCTATACCTGATTGTCCAGATAAGCGAGCCTTCTCTTTTTCAATAAGCATCTCTTGTTGCTTGATTGCTTTAGCATCTTTCTTGAATTCAATGTCCTCTGCTAAACCTTGTGTATATTTGATTCCTTCTTCAGGTGATATTGCTGTAAGGAATTCACCACGTGGCTTTTGATATGCAATCTTCTGATAGCCAATCTGTGATTGTGGCTTAGTAACACCAAAGTCTGCTAGTGATTGTGCTGATACTTGATTTGCTTCTAGTCCTGCAGCCAATGCTGAACCAGCAATCTCTGCTACCTTTACCTTGCGCTCTAATTCTGGAACTAGAACTTCAGGATTGAGCATTGCTGCAACAACATCACCATCTGCAAGTCCTGGAAAGAAAGTTCTAAATGCTGTCAAAGTATTCTTGTCTGCCTTGAGGCGGTCATATCCAAGAATAATTCTATCTGTTACATCTGCTGCATCCATTGAGTTACCAATAAAAGTTGCATAGTTTTCACGAGTTGCAAGTAATCCAGTGCCATAGCCTTTGAGAATCTTCTCATATTCTTTTTCAACCTTGAGATAAGTAGCATCATCAAGTGTTGGAAGACCCTTCTTCATTAGGGCAGCATTACCAGCAAAACGCTTTAGATAAGGTTCGTTATAACGTGAGTCTACCTTGAGCAAAGTAAGTAAGTCTACGCTGTTGATTTCAGGGTAATCAGCGCGTACCTTTGCAACCGCAGCAGCAATGCCTTCCATACCGTAGTTCTTTAGAGTGTTTTCTATAATGGCAAATGCTGGATTTACAGTTGTTGCAGCAGGTGTATCCTTAGCCTTCTCCTGTGGTGTAGGTTCAGTAGGTATAACCCCAGGCTTACTAGCCTTGGCTACATCTAATGGAGATATCATTGCATATGGGTCATATGCTGGCGCAGCAGCAGCAGCCATAGACTGTATTGCTGCAGGATATGAAGATGTATATGTAGGCATAGGCGCTGCAATCTTTGCAGCAGCGGCTGTTCTTTCGCGCCCTCTAATTTGTGCTGGGTCGATATAATCTGCTGCAGCCATTATGAACCAATCCCAAAGTTGCGTAATACAACTTGTGTATCATTGAGGACAGTATCTTTATATGTTTGACTTTGAAGATAGTCCGTACTTTTATATTGATTTGCTTTGTATTCAGCAGGACGCTTGAATGTTCCATCTGGATTCATAACATCTTCCATATCGGATACCTTGATTTGGTCTTCTGGGATACCACGAATCTGTGAACGCAATGTAATATATGGCTGTAGTTTGCTACGCATATCCTGCCCTGGCTTTAGACCAGTGGCTAGTTGACCCCATTGCAATGTTGCATTCTGGTTTATATCTTCAAGGATATTGTCATAAGCCTCTTGGCTGCGGATAGACTTACCTGCTAGGTTATATACAGTTCTATCACTAACTGCAATACCATTGTTCTCATATGCTTGGCGAATCTCACGGACTCTCCTGCCAAGACTTCCACTATCTAGTACATCTTTTGCAGCAACATCTCCTACTAATGCACCCTGTGAAGCCTTAGTAATGCGTGCATTGGCAACTGAAAGAATAATATCTTGACGTTCTTGTTGGCTAACGCCACCCTTAGCACTACGCTCTCTTGTATTGAGAGCGGTCTGGTATGCCTTTACTTCTTCTTTACTTGGTTTATCATTGAATAAATTCAAGAAGTAATCATTGAGATTAGATTCAGCCTCTTTTGTATCAGTGACTACAACTGTTCCAGTAGGGGCATATCCACCAGTCTTGAGGTAGTTGAGTACCTTAGGTTCTTTCTTGGCAATATTGATAACCTCATTGAGGTCTGCTTTGCCACGTTGTTCACCAACAGATACAAGTTTAGTAACAGCGTCGAAGTCTTCTTTTGTTACCATACCATCAAAGGTTGGCTTGAATCCCTTTGGATATATCCCAAGACCAAACATCTTTTTCTGGAAAGCAATACGGTCTTGTGGTGGCAAACCCTTTATATAAGATTGCTCATACCCTGCAGGAAATACGATAGTTGTAATTGGTTTGCCTGTAACAGGGTCTTGACCACGAGATACACCAGTGATTATGTCGCCAGAAGTTACGGCAGTGCCAGGTCCAGCAGCACGTTGAGCAGCAGCAGCGGCTGCCTTAGGAGATACTGTTCCCGCTACTGGGCTTGTCAGTGTTCCCTCTGTTGCTTGTTTTGAACCCATTACTTACCTTCCAATTCATTAGCAAAAAATGCGTAGAACATCTTCTGGAAATCAGGATTATCTTTTACTATCCACTCTGCTTGTGCAGCAAGCCAATCTCTTTCAGATTGTTCAGCCTGTGCACCAGTAAAATTCTTTTTACCAAGATTATCTAGTGCTGTCTGGCGCAAGTACATATAGTCACGCAGAGCAACGATAGATGGAATGTCTATAAATCGCTCATCAATAGTTAGTTCCTCTAGTTGCTTGATAATTCGACCACGCTTATTAGGGTCAAACTCTGCAACTGGACCACCGCCCATTGAGTCTTTTAGATACTGAAGTGCTGTTCTATATTGATTCTTATCTAGTTCACCAGAGTCAACCTTGGTCATTAGTGCATCACGAGTTGCATAATATCTCTGGTTGTTTACCTTGTTGAGAATCTCTTTAGCAGACAAACGCTTCTTTGTATCGTGGATAAGGTTCCAGTTGTACATCTCTGTTGAGAGTCCACCACCTGGCATTACATATCCCCAGATGTCCTGGTACTTAGATGCAACGTCTGGGTTCTTTACAACGAATGCGTATGAATCCCAGTTCGCTGGACCATTACCAGCACTAGCACTGATGATTGCAAATGCCTGTGATGGACCAAATAAGTTTAGGAAATCAAACCAAGTCTTATTATAGTCGCCATCATTATTCTTTAGAATCTCTTGAAAATCATTGTAGACTGCAATCTGTAGTGTTGTATCCCCATCTTTATCCTTAGCAAGTCCTTGCTGAATAAGAGACATAGGAGATACAAGACCAACAACACCGCGCATAATAGATTCCCAGCGTGAGAATGTATCTGTGTCGCGTGTAAGTCTTGCTTGGTCATCTGAATCATCAAGATTATAGTTGCCACCTGATGCAAGGTAGTTCATAACTGGCTTGAAGTTAGAAGCGTATGTGCCTTCTACGCCAGTAATGCCACCGATAATCTTGTTCCAGTTACCAGGAAGTACAGCAGATGCTATGCCACCACTAAAGTCTGAACGACCAAATGGGAATATCCACTTCTGAATACCTAATGGCATATTGTCAATAAAGTTATTATTGAATGTACCTAGTGCACTAAGAGGTATTGTCACTCCTGGACCGATACCTGGCAAGATAGTTCCTGCTCCAAGAGCAAAGTTGAATGATGCTGGGTTAGCAGTAAATGTCATAGGAGCACCTGAATAGTTTGCTCCAGTTGCAACCTTTGCCAGTTTAGCCATTACTGTTCCAGCAAATGGTACAAAGAACTGACGTTGCCCTGAGTTAGGGTCAGTAAAGAAGAATCCCTGGTCAGGGTCGTAGTAATCTTGTGCATCTGTTAGCCCATAGATTGCAGATGACTCTGGATTTTGTAACCAGTCAAGTGCTTTGACACCCTTATATACTTGCAATGGGTTCTCTACTGCAAGTTCAGACCATCTACGAATGGTATCTTCCCACGCTGATGCAAATGGTGCAATCAAACGTAGTTGATGAAAGATAAGTCGCTTCTCTTGAGCGTTGTAGAACAAACCCTTGACTTGCTTGCGTGCATAATTGTCAGCATATGCGTGAGCATCTTCAAGAGTGAGTGGACCTTTGCCATCTGCTGCACGGAAAGCATTCCATACTGGGTGTTTATCTCCAACTTGCTTTCCTGCTTTTTGCAATGTAGTCAAAGAACCTTCAGCAGCAGTAAAAAGTTTAGCCTTGGCATCGGCATCTAGAGCCTTTGCTATTTTATTGATAGCATCCCAATAAGCCTGACGGAACTCTGGACCAAAAGTAGAATTCTTTTCTAATTCTGTTGAGCGGTCAAAGAACCATTCTACAAATGTACGCTTATCTGACTTACTTTCGATATATGCAAGGTTGCGAGAAGGCACATTCATTAGAACGCCATCCCAATTACCAGCCTTATCAGACAAAGATTTCAATTCATTAGCAAATACAGTTTGCAACTCAAGCAGTTCTTTCTTACCTGCACGCATTTGCTTAGAATTACTAATTGAATTGATTGCCGAATTGGTGACTCTTGGAATAGTCAATTCTTTGCCAGCAATTGTTGTCTTGCCTTTAGCAACAAGTTCCATAAGTGACTTATTGCCCCCTGCAGCCTCTGCTACACGAGCAAGCATTGATATATCTTTGCCAGAATCAACGTTCTTTGCTGTGAATAAATACTTTTTTAGTCCATCTGGTGTCTTCAAGAATGCAGCAAAATCGTCTGGTGTAGATTCTGCAAACTCATTGAGGGTCTTGCGACCTGGACCAGTAAGGAAATAATCAACTACCGCATCTTGGCGGAACTGACCTTTAGCAATTGCTTCTGTAACAAAGGCAGGATTATATCCTGCTACTACGCGAGCCATTTCATCTGAGTTGAGCATACGAAGTGCGTTAGCCACTCCATCAAAAAATCTTGCGTGTCCAAACGGGACTGCCCCAACGTTCTTGAATTGTAATACTTTGTAAGCACGCTCATCAAATGAACCTGCTTTATCCACACCCATTATGTCAACATAAGAATTCTTCATTCCGTGACCAAGTGTTTCATCAAGAATATCTAACGCTGTATCACCAGTTGAGAATGATTCATCAAATACTGTATTGCGATAAGTATCAAACTGGTTGAGTATACGGCGAACTACTGGTCCGTCTTGGCGACCAAGCCACATAGCCAATGCCATACCTGGGTTGTTGAAAAATGATATGTGACCCAATGCTGCTACGCGGATTTGCTCTTCTGCAATGTTACGAATAATATATGCTGGGCGAACAAGTACCAGTTTTTTCCAGAAGCCATTGATTGCTGCATCAGCAAGTCGTGTGCCCTCTGACAAAGTTTTGTATTTTGACAACTTAGAAGTAAGTTTGAGTAACTCACTTACTGGAGGAAAATATACTGTTGAGTTCAATAACTCAGAAGACATATGTGGTCCAGGAAGAATTACTGACTCGCCTCTGAGGGTGATGTACTTTAGTTCAGCACCCGCTGAGTGGCTTCTTGCCCAGTAAGATGACATTTGCTCTACGCTGTTTTCAAATGCAGTTGTATACTTGTCAAAAGCATCGCGCATATGTGGAGGAACTCGCTCAGCGTGATGAGCAAATACTGCTTTCATCAACTTTACAGATGCAGCATAGCCAGCAACAGAGTTAGTTGCAGC